GAATGACCGTGGACGAGGTGGATGAAGGGGTCCAATTCGTGGCCCTGACCGATATGCCAGCGATTGAACGGCCATTCCAAGCCTTCGCAAAGACACCACAACGATTCACCGAAACAGGCGAACGGAGGGTTCTGACTGGGCCTCTCATGCTTGCAGACACCCCCATCTTTCGCAAGGACGAAACCTATGGCGAGTACTACGTCGTATTCGACAAAGCCACCATCCGCAAGATAGTCCAAAAGTATTTTAAGCAGGGCAACCAGCACAACGTCAACGCTTACCACAACGCAGAACTCGATGGCGTGTTCATGTTCGAGTCATTTATAACCGATGCCGAGCGTGGCATCATGCCACCGAAGGGCTACGAGGACACACCCGACGGCTCTTGGTTCGGGTCCTTCAAAGTTGAGAACGACGAAGTGTGGGACAACCGCAACCTGTTCCGGGGTTTCTCCGTTGAAGGGCTTTTTGGAATGGACAAAACCGAATCCGAACTGGAGGTCGCACTCGCTGGCCTCGCTGACGAATTAACCGCTTTTTTGCAACATATCCAACCCAACTACAAATCCAACTAACTATGAACCTGAAAAACGCAATCGAATCTCTGCGGAGTGAAATCCGCAAGTTCAAAACCCAAAAGCAGTCCTTCGCTGACTACAAGTTGACCGATGGCACGGTTGTCCGTGTTGACGGGGACCTCGTTGAACGTACTGCCGTTTATGTCGTTACCGAAGACGGCACTCTCCCTGCACCCGATGGCGAACACGAGGTCGAGGGAGTCGGAACAATCAAGACCAAAGGAGGCAAAATCGTTGAGGTCATCGCTGCCGAAGTAGCAACCCCCGAAATCGAAGCCTTGCCCGTTGCTGCTGAAATTACTCCCGAAGTGGCCGTTGAGGTAACCGAGGAAATCAAGGAAGCCTATCCTGCCATGACCCCCGAAGTCGTCGAGGCCATCGTCGCCAAGCACCTCGCTGGCATCATGGACGAACTCAAAGCAGCCTATGCCGAGATGGGAAAGATGAAAGATAAAATGTCCGCATTCGCAAGCCAAGTTGAAACCATGGCCGACATCGTCGAGAAAGTTTCCGAACTCCCAACCGAAGCCCCCAAAGCCAGCGGTTCCGCAATCGTTGAGCAACGCAAGGCTCAAGCCTCGCAGAACTTCAACGCTCTCGCACAAGCACTCCAATCACTCAAAAAAAAATAAACCCCTAAACCCCCATTTACAATGGCATACAATTTTGGCAATCTAAACGCCTACACCGACCAAGAGAGGCTCCCTCTCATCACCAAGGCCGTGTTCTCGGCCCGTTCAGCAGCCCTGTTCACCAAGCAGGTGGGCATCAAGTTCGCTGCTGCCCTTAACCTCATGGACACCGATGCCTTGATTCAAGGCGGAGATGTTTGCGGTTACACAACTTCTGGTACGACTACATTCAGTCAGCGGAATATCACCGTTGGCCGTATGAAGGTTCAAGAAACCCTTTGCCCTCGTTCCTTGGAGCAGTACTGGATGCAGACCCAGTTGACTGCTGGCTCTACCTACGATGGCGTTCCCTTCGAGCAGGCATTCAGCGAGCAGAAGGCACTTCGCATCGCTGAGGCTTTGGAAAATGCAATTTGGAAGGGCAACACTTATTTCAGCGGTGTCAACCAGTTGTTGAACGCTGCATCGGGTTCTACCATCAGCGGTAACACAGGAGCGGTTTCTGCGTCCGTTGGTATCACCACAGGCAACGCAATCGCCATCTTCGACGGCATCTACAACCAAATTCCACAGGCCATCTTGACTAAGACTGACCTCGTAATCTTCTGTGGTTGGGACAACTTCCGTACGTTGCTTGGTGCGTTCAAATCAACCGCTAACGTCCTGTATAACCAAGTTGACTTGGCTGGCCTTGCTGACGGGGACATCATGTATCCCGGCACAAACGTCCGTGTCATTGCAGTCCCCGGCTTGACTGGCACGAACCGCATCGTTTCTTCGTACCTCGGTAACTTCTTCTACGGAACCGACCTTTTGTCCGATGAGGAGCAGTTCTCGATTTGGTTCAGCAAAGACAACGATGAAGTCCGCTTCCAAGCAGCCTTCAAAGCAGGTGTCCAAATCGCTTACCCCGACTTGGTCGTTGACTTCCGCTTGACCTAATGTGTAGGGGGGAGGGAAACCTCCCCTCGCTTTTTGTTCTCTTGTAACTTAAACCCCAAATACACATATGTCCTGCTCCCTAACAACTGGCTACGCCCTCGGCTGCCGTGATTCCGTAGGTGGAATCAAAACAATTTACGTCCAAGGCTGGAATGCTACGGGAACCGTTAACACCAATGGATCCGGTACTGTTACAGGCTTCACGGGTTTCTCTTCGGGTTTCTACGAGTACGACTTGACCAAGGCTACGTCATCCTTGACCGAAACCTTAAACGCAAGCATCGAGAACGGCTCGATTTACTACACCCCTGAGGTTACCTTTAGCATCAACAAACTGCAAGTCGCAGTACGCAACGAACTCCGTCTGCTTGCTCGCAACCGCTTGCTGGTCATCGTCCAAGACAACAACAACCGATACTGGGTGTTGGGTGCTGCGAACGGCCTTGAGGCAACTGCTGGAACTGCTGGCAGTGGTACTGCATTCGGAGATAGAAGTGGCTACGAAATGACGCTGACAGGGATGGAACCCGACCCAATGCTTTTGATTGTGTCAACAACTTTTACACCGTTGGCCACACAAATCGCAGGTTCGTAGTATCTTCGCATCAGGTTTTCATCACTGAGGTTTGGGAGGGCAGTCAGCAATGGCTGCCCTTCTTATTTTTACGGCCATGAAGATTTGCATCGTTTACAACGCCCATCCAACCGGGTGCAGTTATTACCGCCTCGAAATGCCGAACGCATACCTTGGCGACAACTACCCGGAGTTTGACTATGTGTGCGTCGAGAATATTACGACCATTAGCGACGAGGGATTAAAGTCGATAGACCTGTTCCTGTTCAGCAGGCTTTGGTGTCAGGGAACGATGGAGCAAGTCGAAAATGTTTACAAAGCCCTGACCCAATTCGGAGCGAAAGTCATCCTTGACTTGGACGACTACTGGGTGCTTGAATCGGGCCACATCATGTACCGCCACTACCATCAAACCAAACTCGCAGAGGTCATCCGTAAGCACATCAAATTAGCCGATTGGGTTACCTGTACCACCGAACACCTTGCTGCTCGCATACGGCCCCTAAACGCCAATGTGAGCATCTTGCAGAACGAGCCATACGAAGCCTACCAACAATTCATCCCGAATCCTGACGAAGAACCCGACAAGCACCTCGTCAAGTTCGGTTGGTTCGGTGGTGCGCAGCACGGAGAGGATATGGAACTGCTCCGTGAGGGGATGCAGAAACTACGCTGGGACGCAAACCTTGACGGCAAGTACCGCCTCTACCTTGGAGGTTGGAACGACAATAATCCTGTTTATGAAGGCTACGAGAAGATAATCAGCGACCAAGGGAACAACCCGAACTACGGACGCATTCAGGCTGCTGACATCTACTCGTACGTCGGGGGCTACAACTTCGTGAACGTAACCCTTGCACCGCTCCGGGACACCAAGTTCAACAAACTCAAGTCCGAGTTGAAGGTCGTCGAGGCCGGGTGGATGAACAAGGCCATCATCGCATCCGAAACCATCCCCTACACGGACGTAATCAAGCACGGAGAGAACGGGTTCTTGGTTCCTTACAACAAGCCCAAGGACTGGTACAAGTACATCAAGCAGTTGATTCTTGACCCCGACCTTCGTAAGGGCTTGGCTGACAACCTTACGAGGGACATCAAGAAGCAGTTCAACGTGGCCGAAACCGCCAAGAAGCGAGCCGAACTATACAGGCAGATTGGGCGTCAAGAACCTGACCGATTCGTGTGGGAGGTATGAGTTATTTCAAACCATAATGTAAAGAAAAACCTAAAATCTATACGCAATGAGATTTCAAAAAAAGAAAATTACAGAAGAAGTAAGAGGTATTTTAGGAAAATATCTCGACGGTACTGAAAAAGAATTTAGAGAAGCAACCGAAAGAATTGTAAATCTAATTCAATTAGAACACGCTCAAAAAAATAGATTAAAAGCTGAAAGAGATAATGCACTTATTTCTGCTGACAAGTCTGATGTCTGGCATTCATTGTGAACCCAACCAAACTATACGCAATCGGGTATAATGGGGCGCAAATTGTGAAATTCGGGGGCATCGCACATTTACAAGCAGATGCTTTACCTGAACCCT